GTTATATCTGAGGATACAGGACTAATCTCAAGATTCTTTTTAAAATCTTGATATAAATTAATTTTTTTAGTTTTAGCCGTAAATACGTTGGCTACCATAATTAGCTCCTGTTATCTTCTGAACGTTTGTCCCAGAATTTTGATCTGCCTACATCCAAATGTATGGCTTTATCATGTAATCCTATTCCTCTAAATCCTTCTTTTCTTGCTAAAAGCTCAAACTCTCCTAATCGTTTAGGATCAAATCCTTTCCAAGTTAAAAGAACTGCATTACCATGTGTATAAGCTGTTGATTTATCTCCACCTATTTCTTGATTATATTGAACGCTTGTAAATCCTTCTTTTAAAATCAACTTGCCATTAATTACATTTTCTTTTGTAGCTCTCTTGTGCAATCGTAAAAGCATAACCCTTAAATCTATATTAAGCATAGTCCAGCCTTCTGCAGCTGGTTTCATATCAAACACCCAATCGCCATCTACTTCTAATCTTGAATCATCACCAAATACAAGAGCGTCGAAATCAGGTAAGTCTCTATATTCAAATGCAGAAATTGGTCTAAAATTGCCTGCTAAAGTAAATGCGTCTCTTGCTTTATTTATTTGTTCTCGTCTTGCCTCTTCGGATAATCTTGCAGCTCCGCCACGTATTGCTTCACCAGTAATCCTATTAGATGCGTTTGATAATGTATTAAATACTTCGTCATATCTATTAGCAAAATCATTAAGTGGATCTTTTAAACCATTAAGCAGTCCTTCAATACCCGTTGCAAGTCCACAAAGGCGAGATATTAAAAACATAATTTCTTCTATTGATGGATTTTCAAATAACCCTACTGCGTAATTAATTAAGTTTTCAATTTTGTCTGTTATTCTCTTTGCTTCTTCTGGTCCACATACTGTTTGTAATGCTGTTTTCTTTTCTTCAGTATCTGCAACTATTTTTGCTTGAACAGGACTTGTAATTGGACCAGTAATTGCTTCAACATTAAAGTTAGATATAGATCTACAGACTTTTTGAATAGTCTTTTCGATCATCTCTTTAATTTTCTTTTTAATTGATTCAATTAATGCTTTAACTTTAATCTTCTCAAACAATGCTTTAATAGGATCTTCGATATTTTTAATCTTTTCAATAAGTGCAAATACATCCTGTAATACACCATCAATAGTATCAAGTAAATCAAAGAATCCATTAATTGCTGCAAAGATATTATTAAACAATGAACAGAATCCACCAAGAATACTTGTACTAAAATCACCGTTATAATAACCGTCAAGTTCAGATAAGAATCTTGGACCATTTGCATTTGAAGATTCAATTGCTGTTGCGGGAGTATAATTAGAACTTTCAAAGAATGATGCAACTTCTAAAGCAGTAAGAGGACCTTTTGCAATTCTAAAATTAAGAACTTCATAATCATTTCCGTTATTAGCTGCTAAAGCATCAAGTGTTGATTGTCTTTTAAAGAAGTCAGCATTTATTTTATCTACGGCTTCATAAAATGTTGTACTACCGTAAGTTTTAACCATACTACTTAAAGAATTTCCGTTAGTATCTCCTTCAATAGTACCTTCAAACTGTTTTCTGAATGTTTCTATTTGAGCAGTAGTAAACTCTCCTCTGCCATTAACTGGATTACCGATATATGGTTTTGCTTGTTTATTTAAACAACTTCTACAAAGACCTTTTCCTGGTTTACATTCGCAAGCCATTATCTTACCAACCCTCCACTGCCAATATTATCTCCACCCGATTTAACTTCATCAAGTACATTTAAGAATTGCTGTACTGAAGTAAGAGATCTATTGCCTGCTTCATCACCAGCATATTTACTCTTACCTGCGTTTGGACCTGTTACCAACGGTAATGATGCCCATTCAGATGCAAGGTTATTTGCAAATTGTTCTCTTGACATTGTACCATCAAGGAATTTACTTAAACCTCTTTGGTCAAGAAGAACAATAGCCATCTTGTCTTGATTTTCTGGACTGAATAAATCAGAAGCAGGTATACCAGCTCTTGTATATAATGGATTACCTGGCCCAGTGGTAGAATCATTATTATAACCTCGTAAAGTATCTTCCATAATTTGATAACGACCTGATGCTTCTGATAGTTGAGTTTGATCAATGCTTTCTTGCCAATCTAAAACTTCTTGTATAGTCATTTTAGTAAGAGGTTTAGCTGGATATAATGATCTTGAAACAAGTCCTGATATATCGTCATAGCCTTCTGATTCTTTATTACCAATAAAATCAAGTAGTGGCGTAGCTGCAGTTTGAGTTGCTGCAGTAATTTCAGAAAGTACTGGTTTTGCCGGGAATTGAGATCCTCTTGTTTTTGCAGAGTAACCTGAACTACCTAATGAACCCATATCATAACGAGGACCAATAGATGTCTTTTTACCAACAGGCTCTGGAGCTTCAACGCCGCCTGCTCCCCAAGCAATTTCTGGTATTGCTGATCCAGGAATAAATGGTTTTTGCATTATCGGTGGTATCGCAAATTTTGGTGTTATAACTGCAGTAGTAGCTGCTGCAAGAGATGGTCTTGGTGGAATAGGTGGTGCAAGATTAACCATACCAGAACCAACATTAACAACTGGTCCACCAACGTTTGTTTGTACTCCACCGTTAATTGCCAAATCTATTCCAGCATCAATGTCTGTATTAATACCCGACGATATAAACGAGCTTCCAACTGATTTTACGTTCCAAGTTGTTGCTAACTGATTAATTGCTAATGCACTTACGTTCATTTCAGCAATTGCTTGAATATTAACTTGTGTATTACCGCGTAAATGTAATTTATCTGTAGCATCTACTTGAATTTTTTCTGCCTTAATTGAAATAGCACCATACTTTGGAGGGAATCCACCACCTACAAGACCTGTAGATATATTTGTTTCTTTTGCAGATTTAATAGACATTGTACCAACATTTGCGTCAAGTTTAACATCCGCTCCACGTACCTGAGCTTGTTCTGAAGCATTAATTGTTGCTTGTCCACCAACTGATAACATATAGTTACCGTGTACTTGTGTTTGTAAGTCACCTTCGACTTCTTCGATCTTATTACCTTTTACATAAACATATGAGTTGCCTAAAATAGTAACTGTACTCATACCGCCAACAACGACATGTTGTTTTCTATCCATTACATCATAATGATCGCCTTTAGTTTTTTGCGTAGTAGTACCACGATCATCGATTTGAATAAAGGAACCAGATTTATGATGGATCATAATTCTTTCTGCTCCAGGAGTATCATCTAATTCGATAGTATGAGAACCTGATTCAATAACTTTATTATGTGGATATTCAGTATCGTATGCTGCTCCTGGCTCATCCCATTGATATTCAGTACCACCAATAGGAACATTAACTGCTCTACCCATTTCTTGTTGAAGAACATATGAATCTTGAATATATTCACCACGGGATAAATCGCTATTTGATGGTTTACCTGAGTCTTCAGGACCCGAACCTTTTGATAAAAGATCTCCATCCTTTGGAGGAATCCATCCCCAGCCAAATTTCTTTGGATCAATTTCATCTATTGCTTGTGTTGGAATAAGCCCAAGTATCATTGGTTGTTGGGCATCTCTACCGTCTAAGAACATTCCATATACCCAAGAGTTAACCTTAGGAACTACGTTTGGATCATATCCACCTTGAGCAACAATAGCCCAAGGAAGCATATCTGTGGGAACCTCATCAACTGTTCCGTGTACTCCAAAGGCACGAACTCTCACTCTACCTTCTAATCGTTGGTCAACATTTCCTTCGATTACACCAATAAAAAATAGTGGATTTCTAATTCCTGCGCCGTGTTCATGCATTATATATTTACTCCAATATCGGCAGTTTCACTTTCAATTAATTCTTCTTGGCCACTATGGTCAAACTTAACAATATTAATAGTTGTATGTAAAGTACCTTCAGTCATTTTATGATTTGTTGATTTAATCATATATCTGCCTGATAATGTATCGTTCATACTAATTACAGAATCAACACCGTCCAAAGCTTTTATTTCTAACATTATAATTTGACCTGGTCGTAAATCTAATCGACCTTTTAATTGAGCCATAATGTTTGTATTATGAAGATGGTGATAATAAGAAACTCTGTTATGTACAATATCAGCAAAGCGCTGATCATGTTTAATATTAGATGGACTATCACCGTCTCCATTATAATCTTTAAATACCATAAACGTTCTTGCGTTTTCTTGTTTAAACGTATCTTTTCTAAACTTTTCGGTATGTGGATTATCTTTTATTTCTCGAGGCTTACCAGTCATATCAACATATGATGTTTTTGAGAAATCAAACATTGAATCTGTTAATCTCTTTTTAAGTAAATCAACTTGAATAACTCTATTTACATATGCTCCTGAAGTTAAATCAGTTGATGTATCAATACCTTTTGATAAAACTTGTAAATCTTCTATTCGATTAAATTGCGCCTCTACGTTTTTAGCATCTAAATCTACAACTGGCGCATAGAATAATTTTTCAATATTAAGTTTATCTTCAGCATACAAATTATTTGCTCTTTTAATAAAGAATTCGTCTGTGCAAAAATAGAAATCTTCAATTGTCTCAAAAAATCTAAATGTTTGAGAAGGTGTTGAAGGATTATATGATCTTGATGCTGCAAAGTACATTGCTTCAGATGGTTCTAAATCTGGAATAATAAGTTGCGTTTGGTTTTTTGTTTTCTGAACAAAAAGAGATCTATCGGGATCGTCTTGAGATTTGCCATCTTTAATTAAATCATAAACTTTAGTTTCATAAGGAAGTGGTATTTTAGATTTTTTTAATTTTGGGTCTACAATATCGGCTGGTCTTAATTTAGCATAGCCTTTAGTAAACATATCATGCGCCATAGCATCTGGAGTATTAAGATAGGATGTAAGAATTTTTCTGGTAGACGCGTTAAATGACTGCTTTGAAACAAAATGAATAGTATATGTTACAGCATTAGAACTTGGCCTTGGCATAATATTAGATACTCTATGCACGCGAGCAGCAATGAATACTTCTGTCTTAAAATCCATTCCAACTAAAGTAAGGTTTAATGTTTCTTCGCCTCTAATGGGCATACCTTCTAATACATTAGAAGAATCAAGAATATTAATGCTCCCACTATAAGCAACGGCATCCATAGACTGATTAATCTCAAACCCATAAACATAGTTTGATGATAAATCTCGTCTAGTATTACCGTCATATGAAATAAGCTCTACTCGAGTTACTTCGACTGTTCCGGGATTAAAATCGTCCATTTACCTGTCTTTTATTTTCCGTGCAAATTCTTTTGTGATAAGTGGCAGATAACCTTTATCAATAAGGAATATTTCTTTTTTGTTTTCGTTTTCGGCCAATTCTTGATCGTAAACTTTCCATTCTTTCCACTCTTCAGGAATGATTCGTTTAATAATAATCTTACGACCTTGTTCAGTTCGTAGAATAATGCGATCTTCTTTACGCAAATAAATCGTTTGGAAAGATTCTGGCGCTAATTTTACTATGTCTACTGCCATCTTTTATACAACCTTATAGTAATAGATAATGTTATCACCATTATCGTCTTTTGTCCATTCAACAACTTCATCACCGACTTTACCAGATTCTTCTCTATACTTTTCTACTAAATACGCGTTAAAATCAGCTTCTGCCATTGGCCACTGATGATAAGGATCAATAATATTATTTGATATATTAACTAACCAAACATAGTCTGGCGAACCATAATAAGCGTTTGCAACATCTTCTGCTCTATAACCTTCTTTAACTGTGTAAGGTAAATATAGCATAGGATTAGAAGTAACAAAATTCGTAAAACTATTTCTACGAGTAATATCTTTTACCTGCACACCTTCATAATTTATTGTTGGAAATTTTGAAAAATATTTCATTATGCAGTCCTTGAATTATTTTGCGCGGGATATTGACTTGGATCAAAGTTTATTGCAACTTCTTCTTCATCCAGTACTGCGCCGTCAGTTTGTAATGATGGAGCACCATAATCTTGAGCTGTTTCAATTTGCAGTTCTTGTAGATTTAACGATATTTGAACTCCGGCTGGTCTTCCTCCTGCCATTACTGCCAATGTTCCGCCGGCAGCATAGTCAACAGTCATAGAAGTAACCATACAAGGCTTAAACTTCATATAAAATGTATCATCAACGCCAATAAGAAATATCTTACATGTACGTGGAAACTTTAAGAAAGCCTTTTTAATACCTTCAGATCCTGTACCAATATCTACTGCTTCGGGTAATACGTTTAACTTTAAGGCTTTAATAACATCTTGAATTCTTTGAGAATCTCTTGGATTATCTGGATATAGGTCCCATTGAAAAGTATGAGTTCTAAGTGATACACCTTCAAATGAAATTGTTTCTCTTGGGTTTAATGATTGACCAACCGACAGATTTACTGCTCCAGCTAAACTATCTGGAATAAATTTAGATAACATAAATCTAGTCATACTTGCTGCATCGGCTGTAGATGTTTCAGTAATACTTTTTATTAAATTATTTATTGCGCCACTACTTCCGCTCGTGGCGGAAGCGGCCATTGCACCCATATTTTGTATCGCCTTTGGAATTTCTTTAATAGAACCTCCATCTCCTTGAGATGCTTTTATAGCAGTTTGTACCATTCCTTCAATTAAAGGATTTTGCTGCATGTTATTATATATCAAACCAGTACTATCTTGTAATTGCTTTGGAAACGGCAATTCAATAGAATTAGTACTACGTATGCCAACACCGCTTGATCTATTTTCAGCAATAAGTCCAGAACCTGTATTAGATACACTTTCACCGAACTTATCTTTGAAACCCTCGTAAGAATAATCTTCAAAGATCATAAGCATGCTATGAGGAAAAGGCTTGTCTGGAAATCTAATAAGATGAGACTGAGAGGCATTCATCCGTTCGTTGTTATCTATTGTTTTTTCTGGCCGTGTTGATTCTGCCATTTGTACTATCCTTTGGATTATAAATAATTTATTATTTCTATTTATAACTAATTGTGAGGTGTCGGTGGCTTATAGTGGACGGTTTAAACCAAAAAATCCATCTAAATATAAAGGTGACCCTACTAAGATTATTTATCGGTCTATGTGGGAGTTCAAATTTTTTCGGTATGTAGATGTACATCCTGACGTAATATGGTGGCAAAGTGAAGAAGTGATTGTACCTTATTATTCACCGATCGACGGAAAGCGTCATAGATACTTTCCAGATGTTATAGTACATAGTAAAGTACCATTATCAAAAGGTGGTGGCGAAAAGACTTTAATGATTGAGATTAAACCTAAATATCAGACAGTGCCACCTGACATAAATAAGAAAAAGACCGCAAAGGGTCGTGTATCGAGAAGATACTTAAATGAGGTTAAGACTTGGGGAATAAACGAAGCAAAGTGGAAAGCAGCACGAATGTATTGTAATCAACGTGGTTGGGATTTCCAAATATATACAGAAGATCAATTAGGAATTAAATAAATGGCAGCAATTTTTGACGACATACTCCTCAAGGGAATAAGATCTGGTAAAGCACCAGCACGTACTGACGCGGCACGAACATGGTATCGAGATCAAGCTAAAGGTGTAACACGCCAGCAGCGAAATAGAACCCAAGGTGATAAGCTTATTAACGAGCTGAGAAAAGATAACAGCAGACGTCAAGATCAAAGATTTATGATGGGCAATATGTATTTGTTTGCTTACGATCCAAAACATAAAGACACATTACCATATTATGACCGGTTTCCGCTGATATTTCCAATAAATAAAGCAAAGGGTGGATTTCTTGGTATCAATATGCATTATTTGCCACCGATTTTAAGAGCAAAATTAATGGATCAATTGTATACAGTGTTAACAAATAAAGCATTCGACGAAACAACGAGACTATCTGCGTCATATAAAGTACTTAATAGTGCGGCAAAATTTAAAGAGTTTCAGCCAACTATTAAACATTATTTGAATGCACATGTAAGAACTAAACCAGCATATATCAATCCATCAGAATGGGATATTGCATTGTTCTTACCGACTCAACAGTTTGTTGGTGCTACTGCTACCCAAGTATATGCTGATTCTAGACGAATCGTAAGAGGAAGATAATGGCATTTAACATATCAGAATTTAAAACGCAATTAGATTGGTTCGGTGGTCCATCGCGCGGTTCTTTATTCGAAGTACAAATATCAAGACCAGCAAACATAAAGTCAAGAGCAAGTTCAAGAGATCTTGTATTCTTTTGTAAAAACGCCTCCGTTCCAGGTATTGTATTTAATACAGTACAGAATGATCAGGTCGCTCAGTTTCGTAAATTAATGCCTTTGGGTGTTAACACTGAACCGGTTCAAGCAATCTTTATGCTTGATTCAGATCATCAAATATTATCCTTTTTCCACTCGTGGGCTCAAAATGTAGTTAATATAAGTACTGCCGCTGGCTCATTTGCAGAAGTAGATGGTAAGTTACCATTTGAAATAGGATATAAAGACAACTACGCATGTAGAGTAGTAATTAGACAATACTCTACTAATTATGAAGAATCAGGTCAGTATTACGAAGTAATATTAGATAATGCATTTCCAATGATGATTGGTGATGTTGATTTAGCGTGGGAAAATAATGATTCATTCTCAGTATTACCAGTATCTCTTCAATATGATAGAATACAATTTAGTGGTGAAAGAATTGGATCGCCTACCGCAAGATTCGGTAGAGGAAATGGTTTACTAGGATTAATACAACAGATCGGCGCCGTTGGTCAATTAATCGGAGCTGACCTTGTACCAACATCGGTGCAAGACGCAGTAAACAAATATACAAGAGTAAATAACAAAGTGCGTCGAATAAAAGACTTTTTTGGTTAATGGAGAAATAAATTATGGCTTTACCTAAAATCGAATTACCGATTTTTGAATTGGAATTACCTTCAACAGGAGAGGCAGTTAAATACAGGCCTTTTACTGTTAAGGAAGAAAAAATATTGCTAGTGGCGCAAGAATCAAATGACGCTCAGCAAGAACTAATGGCAGTTAAACAAGTTGTTAATAATTGTTTAGTTGATAAAAAAGTTGAAGAACTTGCAATGTTTGATTTAGAATATATTCTTTTAATATTAAGATCTAAATCAGTTGATAATATGATTGAATTTCAGATTACAGATCCTGAAACAGATAAAATTGTTGAGTTAAAATTAGATATTGAAAGTGTTACTTTAACTACACCAGATAATAATAGAACAGAAGTTAAGATTAACGATGAATACACATTGTATTTAAAGTATCCATCAATAGATGAATATGCTAAGATTTTAGTTATGGATACTCAAGATCCTTTAGTTAACTATGTTTTAATGGTTGCATGTATGGATAAAGTAGCCTCTGAAGATGAAGTATCGCATTTTAAAGACTACAGCGAAGAAGATATCGCAGGTTTTGTAGATAACTTAGGTGCAGATGTTATACAAGGTATTCAAGAATTTTTTGAGAATATCCCTAGGTTAAGACATGAAATGAAATATACTAATGCTGATGGAAATGAAAAGACCTTTGTCGTGGAGGGCATGCGCAGTTTTTTTATCTAGTGCTGTGTCATACCTCGCTGGGTGACTATTATCAAATCATCTTTGCAATGGCACAGCACCACAATTGGTCGTTAAATGAGATTGAAAATATGTTACCATATGAAAGAGAATTATATTTTGGAATGATCGTAGAATTTATTGCTAAGCAAAACGAAAATAATTAGGAAGAAATAAATGGCTGAGTTGTCACAAGAAACAATTGCTATAATCGATAGATTAAAAGCCGAAGGAGATCTCAATAGAAATACTGGGACTAATTCTATACGCTCGATGAATATAAAACTAGATAAATTTGATAGTTTATTCAGAAGTATTAACGCGAACGTAATAGAACAAACTTCGATGCTAAAAATGCAATTAGGTATTGCTAATGATGCTCAAGAAAGAGCTAGAACTCAAGAACAGTTTGATGAAGTTACTCCTCCCACACCTACTGCTCGCCAAACAGACGATTATAGTGATGGTGGTAAAAAAGCAGATACAAATGCAGCCATTAATAAAATGGGAGATGCAATTGCAAAAACTCTTAGTCTTAAAAACTTAGCAATAGGAGCTGGCGCAGGCTTTGTAGGATACAATCTATTAAAAGGTTTCATAGATACTAAGTACGACGGCGCATTTACTGAAATGGAAGAAGGCCTTGGTGGTTTTGGTAAGGAACTTAAAAAGTTTAGTCTAGATGGTATGGATGATATTAAAACTACCATAAAAGATATGAATAAAACGCTTAAAGATCTTACAGGACCAGACGGAAGTATTACTAAATTAAACAATAACATTTCCGATTTAAGTGACAAAATGCGTGAGATTGCTGATATGACTTGGGTAGATGTTGCAGCAAAAGCAATTGGAGCTATTTCGCTTATTACTCTTGGCGCAGCATCTGTTAGATACGGTTTAAATAGAATGAGCACCGACATGGAAGCGTTTAGAAAAGCCCAAGGCGGCCGAACGTGGCTCCAAAGAATATTTAATTTAAATAAAGATGGATCAGTAAAAACTCAAGTAGGCGGTGGAAGAGGCAGTGGTCCACTTGAAGTAGAAGCAAGAAAAGCTGAAGCAGCTAGATTAAAAGCTGCAAACGCAGGTCCAAAAGTTAATACCACCAATATAAAACAGCCAACAATACCAAAGGGAGTTGGCACAAGCGGCGCAGGTTCAGTTACGCCAATAACGAGTCCAAAAGTTCCCTCAACCACACCGAAAATGGTAACCACTGCTGCAGGTACTCAGGTATCAAAACCTCAAATAAGAACTGATTCAATTGGTAAGAATGTTGGTGGAAAGGGTACAATTACTAAGAATGCCGCTGGTAGATTAGTATACAAAGATGGACCAAATGCTGGAAAATTTGTTAATGACGCAGACGCGCTTAAAGCAATGGAAAACAGCTTAGATTCAAGATATTCTAAAGTGTTTGGTAGACTTATAGCCTTATTTAAAATGGTTAAAATTGCTGCCGCTGTGTTACTTATGTATGAGATTTATACCATTTTAGAAGATGACGATACCTACCCAACTAAAGAAGATAAAATTAAAGCAATGGGTCCAATAATTGGTAACATAGTTGGTGGTTTAGGTGGAGCTGCACTTGGTGCGGCTATGGGTTCAATACCTCCTTTAACAGGCTGGGGTACACTTATTGGCGGCATTGGAGGCGGTATCTTAGGCGCGTTTATGGGTGGTTATCTTGGAGAGATTGTTGCAAAATGGGCATTTGCTGAAGATCCAAAACCTAAGGATATTGATACATTAGACAATATTGTAGCACCTGGAGAAAATGCACCTCCAATGCCTACTGGTGGAGGCCACGGTGGTCGAGCTGCTCGTATAAGATGGGATAAAAAATATGGCAAAACACATAATAAAGACGGTACACCAAAGGTATTTAAACAAGGAACTAACCGTGGTGATAGATCAGGAGTAAATAAAACAAGAAGAACAGTTCAGCAGTTAAAAGATGCTGAGGCGGCGGCAGGCAGTTCTCAAGGTCCTGGCGGATATACACCAAACGAAATACAACTCCAAGAACAGGGGCTTATGGGCCAAGGCCGTGCTAATGTAAAATTAAATGAACAAGTAGCAATGTTAGGTGCCGCTGGTGCAATTGGTTCTGGTGGAGTAAACGTAGTTAATAATAATGCTCCAAATATTGCACCTGTTATGATGCAACAAGGCGGAAGTGATGTTACT